AAGATTCCTCTTCGTTGTTGACCCATACAACAGGTCTGTCTTTAGGTAGTTGCTGTGCAAGGTAACTGATTTCACTAGCTAAGAACGTTGTCTTACCTACTTCGACTCGTGCAGCAACAATAACAAAATTGCCAGTACGCAAAGGACCCAAAGAACGATTAAGAACATCAAGTCTCCACTCATAGCCGCTACTACTGATACGATCTGCAATGACAGACAGATCAGCAGAAACAAACAACTCATCTTTTTCAATGTATCTCTCCACATCTTTAAGCGCATTAGTGGCTAGGATGTGAACGTGTTCAAGATCGCTAGAGCCTTCTTTAACCTTCTCACATTCCTCCATAATTTGAGCAAGATAGTCCAACTCTATAAGAGTCTTGATTACCTCCTCATGTGCATGGTGTGGAACAAATGTTCTTGCTTTTGTTATGGTCATGCGAAGCTTAACGATTGAGTCGTCAGTCAGTCGCTTACTTTGGTCTGCTATTAGAAACGCAGAGAAAGATTCCCAGTTGAATTCAGTCAGACCAGGGAATGTCTTGTAGTATTTGTCCATGCCATCTAGGATGACATTGGTTTCTTTGACCACTACATGCGGTTTAATGTACCGCCTGTATTTGTTTAGGTTCTCTTTGCTTTGAGAGCAAAGATAGAGAACGTCATAGTCCATCTATGTCCTTTAAATGAGTGTGTCGTACAGCTCTGCTGGTGTACATTGTTTGGGTTCTTTATCTATGCCAAGCACGATAATTTTTGTTGTTGATGGTAGGAAGTGGTTTAGTTTTTTGTATGCTTTTGTTGCTCCTTGTATACCTGCTTCATCGGGATCAAGCCAAATAAGCACGTACTCAAAGTTGAGGTCGTGTATTTGTCTTAGCGTTTTATCTGACAATGCTGTTCTTAGTAACGCTACAGAGCTATGACTTGTGTCGTGGTTAACTCTGTAAGCACTAAGGTAATCTTCAGTTATGACTAGCGTTCTACTGAAGTAATGAAACCAAGCTGCATCTCCTTTGGCGCTGCTGCTGGTGTAGTGTGTTGTGTATTTGGGTATTGCGTTAGGTGTTAGGTTGCGTACTTGCCAGCCTATCGGCTGCTGTTCTGGGTTATGTAGGGTGAGAGCAACTTTGTATCGTTCTCCTGCTACGCCATTAAATATGTTTTTTGTTGGATCGCAGTAATGACTATGCAGCCACAGCTTACCTTCAACAGCAAGAGAAGCTATAACAGGCTTAGTGCTACTAGTAACAGATGCTACTGGTTTGTTGATCCAGGTAGACAATCGACTATCGTCATCTGAAGCAAACCCTGATTGGTTGCAGTGGTGGCAATAGGCTACCAACCCTCGGTCTGTACGTTTGATGTACAGCCTACGCTTGTTGTCTACACCTGCTTCACACTCTGTGTGGTTGATGTGTACTTGCTGTCCTACTACGGATGGGGCATTGTTGAGGATTAGTTTACGGTTGATCATATTTTTAAAGCCCAAAATAGATAGCCCTCCCTTGAAGGAAGGCTATATGGTTTTGTGGTTTTAGAATTCTTTGTTACCGTAAATTTTGGTAAACAACTCGTCAGCAACTTTACGCTGTGTGTCATTTAACTTGTTCAGGTAGACAAGACTGAAAGCTGCTCTCAAGGACATCCCAAAAGAAACTTTGTTGCAGATGCTGAACAATGACCGTGGAGACATTGTTAGATTGAATTGGCTAGCTTTGTAACCGTTGCGGATGAGGTTGGCTAGTTTGACAAGTTCTTTAGCTGTTTTAGTTGTGATTGTTGTGGGCCATCTGTTAGTCAACATCTTCTCTTCGATAGAAGCTTCAAGATAATCAACGTATATAGCAGTGCCAAAGCGATCAAGAGTTGCAGAGTTCTGAACGTTAGTACCAGCATGTGCTCCTGTGTCATCGCCTTGACCTTGTGTGTTGCCAATAGCTACGATACGGAAATGCTCGTGAGGGACAATTTGTTTGTCTTTGGTACTTCCGGGCATCTCTTTCAAGAAAAGCTTGCCTTCGTCCTCTAAGAGCCATTGCAGACCCATAGAAATCTCTGGAGGAGTTACGTCCCATTCATCCCAAGCAAACACAGCACCATAACGTACAGCTTCTGTTACAGCACCGTCTACCCAGATTGTTGAACCACCTTTAGCCGTCAACTGACCAAAGATCATTGAGGTATCCATGTCCCCAGTACAATTAACCCGAACGAAAGGGCGACCAGTACGAGCACAAAGCTGCTCAATAAGACTAGATTTACCAGCCCCCGTAGGCCCGTAACAGAGTACTCTTTCATTTAATTCCCATGCTCTAAGAACGTTTGCAGCCAAGTCTTTGTCAATGACATAGGCAGGATTGATACTAGGAACAAATGAAGCAATACGTTCATCCCAAGGATAATCCGTAGCCATGTGTTTGAACATAGTGACACCAAAGTCTTCCTTGTCAATGATCCAAATCTCTCTGAACAAGTCTGAGAAATAGATTTGACTTGGTTTGAGTTCAGGGCGTGTTCTGACAGGAGTTGTTTTGTCTACAACGCTGTCGTGATCGTCAACAATTGCTGTGTGAGTTTCTGTTGTTGTTGAGACTCTACGTTTTTCCATTGCTTCTTTGATCTTAGTTTTAACAAGGTCTTCAACCTTTGTTGTGGTTTTGACTTCTGGGTCAGACATTGATGATCTTCCTTTCTATGAGTTCTAACAACTTGCTTGGTATTTCTTCTGGTCTGTTGACTATGCTGTGTGATTGGTAGTAGTCCTTTACTGAGTTACTACACAAACCCAAACCATAAATGTCAACTGACTTTGCTTTTTCTATCTCTTTGATTACTGTGTTTGTAAACTTGCCTATTCCTAAAGAACCTTTAGAAGCTGCTGGACTGCCATCAGACATGACAATTAGCAACTTCTTTTTTTCTTTACGTCTAATAAGTCGATCATGCGCCCAAAGAATATTTTCGCCATCAGGGTTTCCAGTCATATGGGAACTACTTAATTCAAAATATTTCTTTATTGCATCTGAATCAACTTTTAAATCAGAAAAACTCTTGTAGATAAACATCATGGGAACCCAATCAGTAAAGCCATTAAGTTTTCCATCAGTAAATCCAACAATTTCAACAGGGATGTTTAAAGTTGAACATACTTCGTTGACTAACAGCGTAGAAGCTAGAGCGTAGTACGCTTTCATTCCTTGCATAGACCCAGACATATCAACCAGTACGGTGATAGCAGCATCCAGTGTTTTGTTGTCAATTTTGTTCTTAAACACACGTTCGTTAAACCCAGGTGCATCAAAGCAAATACGAGACAACCTAGATTGGTCTAGCTTGCCCTTTTTGACTCCGTATTGACGTTGTACTTTGGCTTTGATTTGAATCAACCTACGAACTTGTTGAGCAAAGTTTTCTTGTGAAACCAGTTGTGGTTCAACAATATCACGATACTCTTTAAGAAACGTAGAGAGTTTTTTACGTATGAGGTATTGCTCAGGACCTGTGTTTTTCGGGTAATCAACGATTATGAATTTCTCATAGTCAGTTAAGTCCCAACCATCTTTTTCTTTTACGGGTTCAAAGTTGATACCAACCTTACCCATGTCCTCACCATCTTCGTTGTGCATAGTCAAAGAGTACGCAGCCAGCTCATCTTCAGTTATCTTTAGCTCAATGACTTTGTACTCGTCATGTTTGCTTTCACCTTTTTCTCCATCTTTATCCGGTGTATCAGAGGTTAAACCGTCTGATTTTTCTTCTTCTCCACCGGATTTTTCTAACTTACCATCACCCTCACTTTTGATAAGTTTGATAGGCTTTGGTTTTAGTTCAATTTTGCACTCTTCACCAAGTTTTTTGAGGATGTCTATAGCCAACTGATAGGTTGCTTCAGTTCCTATTTCTTTATCTAAGATCGTATAACAATGAGCAAGACGATCAGTAAAGTTATTAAGAACATCCAGAACTTTTTTGTCAGGAGTTGCTTTGCTTACAGCAAGTTCTATTTGGGGGAACATAGAACCTGTTAAAACTACTTCCCAACAAAACATAGCTGTGATGAGCGTTGAAGCTGGAGTAGGTTCTTCCTTGCATCTTTTTATGATCTGTTCAATCAATATAGAGCTGCAATCATCCCAGTTCTCCTTGAAACCACGGTACTCTACAGCTTCAATGTAGTTAATTCTGGAATCTTCTAGGAAATTCCATACAAACATCAACATACCTTGAGGATGCAGTTCCTTCTTTTTGAGAATATCAAATGAACTAAAGCGATCATG